AAGTACCTGTGCGATCTCATCCAGGCGGATGGTTTGTTGCTGTTTAAGTTCCTTGGAATCCCAATAAACATAATGGACCATCAGGCCCTTCTCGAAAAAGTGGTTAAGTCCGAGTTCCAATTGATCGTAAAACTCCTCCATCTTGGAGTTCATTAACCATCGCAGGAACATCGATATCACATTTGCACGCTCGATATCACCTGATTCCACAGGGGTAGCCACGATATGTGCGGATCTTACCGCATTGCAGGACATCGCCACGCACTTATTTATCTGATTATCCACCATGCGGATCTCCTGATCGGAGGCCCCATCCCACGGAAATACATCTCCGGTGGAACTTAGGTGGGAGTGCTTTTTGAAATCATCCGACTTCCCTGCCCATAAGCAGTTTCTTACATCGTAATCTCTTTGTCTACGGTCTAACCATTCGCCCAACTCCGACTGAGTCCTGCGATAAGTTTCCGCAAGATAGTCAACATCAGGCTCCTTACTGACATATAAAAGTTCGGGATCGGCGGCAGACTGCATATGCGTAGCATAATGTAACCTTTTGTAGTTGACATGGCAAGTCAATATCCTCCACCACCTGTACACATAAGGCTTCCACCGCCCACATAGTCAGGTCCGCTGACCATTAGGTATCTGATAGTATCAACAAAGTCCTTAAAATGCTCCTGACGGGAACTGCCCGTATATTCAAGCATCGAGGTAATAAAGTTATCACACCTGTCAGACACAAAGAGTTTTGGCTTATTCTTCTCCGACATCGGCTCCGTATCATCCCATGCCAGGGCATCGTTGATCTTCGCAATACCCGCCTCCACTTCCACGCCCGGTGCAGGTCGCATAACAAAGTCAAGGTTCGCCATAGTGTTAATTATATTACTCTCCCCCTCCTTCTCGCGCACCGTGGCGGCTCCCATGCGGGGATCAACAATTCGCTCAAAGATATCCTCGCCTTGCTCCAACGCCTCGAAATGCTCCTTGTATGCGGCATATCCCCATCCAAGCGGACGCTGTGCAGGACCCGGTTTCCCCACGCTCTTGCCCAACCCATTCACATGTGGTAATGCCCATTGGCCCATCGATGAATCAGGGAACTCGCGGTACACATAGATCGTACCATCCTCCAGGACTGCCGCCCATATCGCCACCCACGGTTTACTCCCACCGGGATCGCACACGAAGTACCGGGTAGTCCGTACCGTAGGATCGGCGATGAAGGGGATTCGTTCATGGGGGACGACATTGGTGTCTCTGCTGAACTTAGGGAATCTCCCCTCCATCGCCTTGCTTGGGATGCCGTATAGGCGGGCAAGCTTCACTTCCTGCGGTTGTTTGGAGTAGGTTCGGATCAGTTCGTTGTAGTCAACAAAAGGGGACATCTCAGACCAAAAATAATAAATTCGACAATCAGGCCAATTCATCGACACCTGTTCCACGGGTAGCTCGCGACCCATCAATTCGCTGTATCGCGACTCCACAGTCTCCGCTCCTTTCAACAGACTATTAATCAATGGGGTCCACCCCTGCAATGTCGTGAAAGTTAACAGCACCCGTCCGTGGTAATCCACCGTTCTACCACCTACCAATGTTTCAAAGATACTCTCAGGTGCCTCCTCATCCATGTGGATGCAATGTGCTGACCATCCCTCGAATATCTGTGGATCTGCCTGATACTGCCTGTAGTTATTAAAAGATATTGTACTCCCCCGTTCCGCACCTGGTGTGGTTGGCGGTAGGATCGCCTTGGCGGAGTTAAATCCATTCTTCTGTGTGTACTGCAAGGAATGGTTCTCGCTCTTCTTCTTTGCCCGTTTGTACCTCATGGGAAGTGCTTCCCATATGTACCTTTGGGCATCCGAAATACTGCGCTCCTCCGAAACATGCAAAGAACGAATCTCTGCTTCAGGAATAGTCTGTGCCATATGCACAAGCAGACGGGACGCGAAAGTTGTTTTGGAACTCCGGTTTCCACCAAGCACCACATGGATCTTATTATCTTTCCAATTATCCATCACCCGTCTCCATCCCGGAAGAGTCCAACCCCATTGGATTGGATCTTCCTTCTCCGACTCCGGTTGGTCCAATATCAAACGGGACAAGGTCTCCGCGCGCTCCTGCGGTAAGGCATCGATCTCCTCGCTCGATAATGCACAGGCAAGCTCGCCCTTCTCATACTTTAAATCATTTATCCAGGGGATACCAAAGTGAGCATCTACCTCATCTGCGTAAGTTATCTTAGGCATACCCCTCCACTATCGTGCAATCCTTTGGGTCTATACGGAAGATTGGTTCTATATCCTGGGGATCACGGGTTGCTCGCGTCCTGCCTCCTAGTTCAAACTTATAATCCTTACTGAAATCCCATGTATGAAAACATAATGCATCCTTGCATCTGAAAATCAGAGTAAATTTCTTACCGCTTGTCTCGTATAACTGCTTGGCCGCCTCGATCTTCTTGTACGAAATCATAAACGGGAATTGCCCGTAGTTAATATTTAAACACTTTAACTCCGCCCATCCGTAGTGATCACCCTTCTCAATCAGGAAATCCACCTTGTACTTCACAGGATTAAGCTTATGGAACACACAATCCCATACCTTGCTCAGAAATCCACATACCTCCTTCTCATTATCGAGGTCTGCCTGTGTCTCGTACTTGGGTCTCATGCCCTCGCCTGTATCTCCATACCCACCACTATTGCTTCTTTGAGCGTTTGGACCGGGATTTGCGCTTCTCCGACACAGAAGCCTTCCGTATCCGTTCCAATGTTTCTTGGTCGAATTTCGATGGTGGGGGACCCAGGCTTTTCAAGTCGGGTCGTGGTAAGTTTTGAACAGATAGTGGTATTGCTCGCCCATACTTTTTCCAAAAAATCGGATTCCATCCCGGTGGTACTTTCACTTTGCATGACTCGCCTTTGCCTCGATTACCTCGCTAAATAAATCACAGCATCTCTTCTTTAGTTCCGCATTCTCCCTCTCCAACTGCTCCACCTTCTTCTTCAATTCGAGATTATCCTCGGATAAACGACCCACCCATTGGGGCCAACTCTCCATCTTCTCCCCCGTTGGTTTATACACATTCATTCCTCCTCTTCTTCCTCGTCTTCCACCAACTCGATATCACTATCAAAAGAGATCACCTGCTCATCGTAGTATTCCCGTAATGCCTTCTTGCACGCATCGATAATACTATCATCGAACAAATCACTCTCCTCTTCCCATCTATGGAAAGTATTCTTTAATTCATGTATTAATTTTCTTTTTGCGTTCATTTTTAAAATTCAACTCCGTCTTAGCCTTGGGCATCTTGCGCTGAATATCAGTCCTCCAGGTATTGGGCGGACAATCGGGATCTCGCTCACCCTCGCGGTAGCGTAACTCGCAATTCGACCAAAACCTTTGCCATCCACGGTTGATCTCTTCCGTGCTAAGAAGTGTGCCATATAGATAATCCATGTCATCCATCGCATCCAAAAGGACATTTTCCATGACCGGGCTTCGGGCAACTCACACCAGGAATATGTTCGGGGTGCGGGTCTTTTGCACAGCCGCTAATGAGTAATGCTATCAGTAGTATCACTTTCCTCATACCATTCACCCTCATTTAAATGCTCATCCAATAACCTTGGATGAAAACCTATAGCCACCAACGCACCCTTGAATACCTCGATGTAATCATGCACCTGTATGTATCCCTTGCGCTCAATCGTGACGGTCTGCTTATCGTCTGTCTCTATTGTAATTCTCATACTAAATGCAGAGCAATCCTTCCCCGCCGAGTGTCGCGGAGGTATCCTTGTTTTCCTAGCGCCGTTAAGCCCACAGGAAGGACTGCTCTTAAATTCTTTGCCATAAAGTTCTCCACGCTAGTTCTGCTGTTTGTGGGACGACTCCGTTGCCCAGGAGCCTAAGTCTGTCCACCCGATGGGTAAGCCCATCAACTGCTCCACCCAATTCGGATTGAGCTTCATTGTGGGTGGTTTCTCCATCTCCGCCGCATCCCTCAATTTTGCTCCGAAGTATTGATCGCTCTTTTCCCTCTTGCTCCGAAATCCCTTCTCCGTCCTTTCCGTCTTTATCCTTCCGCCCTCCGCATCGCTTGACCGAGCGGTCGGCCACGACCCGTGGTTCTTCCCACTCGTACTGCTCTTCTCCGGGGCGGGCGGGCCAGCGTGTTGGTCCCAATTCTTGCCCTTCTTCTCTGTCGCACCCACTTGGTTTTGTAGATAAATCTGCGTTGAGTTGCATTGATTCTGCACTTCCGCAACGCTTGGAGTCCGCCAATTCTTCTTCGCTTCCTCCGCTAGTATCTTGCCCCCCGTTCCGGGCTTGCGACTGCCGGGGTTCCCGGCTCGCGGTGTGGGCCAGGATGAACACTCGGATGCGTTGGTGAGGCGCGCCTGTTTCCTCCGCTGAGAACAGTCCCCACTCCGTTCGGTAACCATCTTCTTCCAAATCGGACAGGACTCGCCATAGCCCCATCGTGGTGTGGCCTCGGACATTTTCGAAAAAGCACCAAACAGGTCTAATTGCCCGGATGTGCTGTCGGATGTAGGGCCATAAGTGTCTTGGGTCGTCTTCTCCTTTTCGCTTCCCTGCTGAACTGAATGGCTGACAGGGATATCCTCCAATGAGGCCGTGAATTTTTCCTCGAAAGATTCGTGCAGGGAAGGTTTTAAGATCCGAGTAGATAGGCGCGTCATCCATTCGTCCTTCTTCAATCTTCGCAACCAGGTTTGCTTGGACGAAGGCTTCGATCTCCACATTGCAGACGACTCTAACATCCACGCCCGCTCTTCTAAGTCCAAGTTCAATCCCTCCGTATCCGGTACAAAAGCTGATAATGTTTTGGGTACTATCCACATCAAGCAATCTCCCACATATCCCTATCCAAATGCCTCACCTGCACACTCTCTCCCAACTTCAAATACTTACCGGGCTTGCACTTAAACTTACCATGCGAACCATCCCCAAACTCAATTAACCTCAGAAACCTATTCTTAGGCACTCCATATATCCTAGCCTCCTGCACAATAGCATTCCCCGTACTCTGCCTTACCATCCCCTCAATAATACTTACCCTCTTCTCCTGGGCCTTGTCTATCATCTCATCGACTTCCGCCAACTCCTGCTCAACCACCAACTCGCCCTCCAACTCCTCCAACTTGGCAACCATCTTCTTGCTAAACCTCTTCAGACTGAACGCCATCCTCGCGGTACTAGGCTTAACCCCCATCATATCAGCAAACGCCTTCTTCGTAAGACCATGCCTCTCCAAAATCTTTCCCGCCCTTTCCGTATCCATGTGTCACCTTCTGTAGTTTATGCATTGACCTGTCAACCCTTTTGTGCAAAAAAATAAATCATGGGTAATAAAGCCACCGTGAAAGCGCTCCGTAAGGACCTAAAAAACGATATCATCGATTCAGCCGCAAAAATAGCCATGAAGAAAGCAAATGCAGCTTCCGAAACCCGCAAGCTCCAGGCTAAGGCAAACGACCCCACAAAGAAACAAAAGGATATACAGGACTATACTCGCCACTTCCTGCGCTACCGCCTGGAGATGACCGAGCAGGAATATCTAAACGCCGTATCCAACAAACTATCCGCCATAGTCGGAGACAATCTCAACCTCATCCACGAAAAACTCGATCAGATACCCCCACAAAACCTCGCCTATACCCTCTCAGTCCTCTTCGACAAACTCATGACCATTAACGGCAGACCCACAAACATCACCGCTTCTGCCAATGTAAAACTAGGTGCCTCCGATATGACCCCGGATAAGGTACGATCAATCCTCAAGGGTGCCAAGAAGGCCACAGATTCCCTCCCCAAGGAAGCCTCCGAGGATAAGGTCATCGAAATATCCGATGAAGCGTAGAGGATCCCTCTACGAACAAACTTTCTTCACCGAAGCTCTAGCCCGTAATCTCGAAGTATTTACACCCCTGGGCGATTACCTCCCACAGGATTGCCTAGTCATGAACCAAGCGGGCAAAATATTCAAAGTACAAATAAAAGGCACTAAGGATAAAGTATTTGATAAAGCAAATAAAGGACAGGGCAGATATATGGTCACCACCGCTTCAGGTACTTCCAAGAAAATGACCATCGATTGCACCAAGGTCGATATACTTGCCGCTTATGTCGAAGCCATACCCACTTGGTACATAATACCATGCCTCGAAATAAACCAAGCCCTGCGCATATCCCTCTACGCTCATAACCCCTCCTCCAAGGCAAAGCACGAAAAGTACCGCGAGGCGTGGGATCTATTTAAAACGCCCTAGCAACTACATACGGATACTCAGGTATTCGCAAGGTGCGGGGGAAGCGTATGATCGGGAACCGATCCGCGTATAAGCAAAGACTACCGCTTGGTGCGGGGGGATGGCATCATAACGCTAAAACGCTTGGTGCAGGATTGCGGGGAAAAACATATGGCAGGAGTTGCGTGAAAAGCGTATGGCGAAAAAATTATGCGGGGTGGTGATGATAATACAGAATTAGCGCGGACGAGCGGCGACCCCCTCCCCCCCTAGGCGTGGCTCGCGTCTCGATTTAGCGCGTGATTCTAAGTCACATGCTAAACGATAGCGTTGAATAGCAACGATTTACGCAATTACACGCCAGGAAAGCGGGAAAACATGCTTGGTTTTAAGCGGGTTTGCTTGGTTTGCGGGGACCGGGTTTGCTTGGTTTGCCGGGTTGCGTGCAATGTCTTAATGCAAGTAACTTGCAATAGTGATTTTTTAGCCATGGGTGCAGAAATGCATTACATTCTGTTGATTTGCGTCAATCGCTTTCCCCTCGATTTGCGTCAATCGCTTTCCCCGCTTTCCCGGTTCCCTGGTTCCCGCGCTTTCCTCTTTTTCGCTTGGTCCGGGTATTTGTTCAAACGGTTGGCCATATGGCCGGGAACCGGCCCGTTGGCCCGCGTTAATAGGGACGCGCTTTTATATAGTAATAAACTACAAAACACATTTTTGTTTTATTTGCTTGCATTGCAGTCTTCTGTAGTTTAGAAGGTATGTATATTCGCAATTAAGTGGATATAGAAAGAAAGAAAAATACTATGACAATTACTAATTACAATGGTTGGACTAATCGCTCTACTTGGTTGATTAACTTGTGGTACGAACCACATACGCAAAGTGATCTTGATTGGATCAAGGAGGAGCTTGAGGAGCGGGCAAGCTCTTTAGCTAATAGCGATAATGTATGTGATAAGATACTCGCGGACATGCTAGACCTTCAAGAAATCGATTGGGATGAATTGAAAGAGCATGTTGAGACGGAAGAAACTTGCGAGGCTTAGACTACAAATGGAAGCACATTACATCATTTCACTAATCATCCTTGCTCCTTGGGCTATGGTAGGCGCTTGGGAATTACTTCAAACAATAAAGGAGAAACTCGCATGAAATTAGATAACTTTAAATGGACGCGTCAAAAAAATGGCGTGCTAGATTTTATAGACATTTACAATGAGGAAAGTGTTTTTGGGAAAGGCTATGCTAGCATGTGTATGATGCATGATAACAAGCACATTTTAGCAACTAACCTGCGCGCTTGTTTTGGTTTCCTGACTTTGCACAAGAGCACAAAACTTGCGGAAAGAATACTCATAAAGGAGAAACTAGCATGAAGCACGCATCTAACCTTTTCGCGGAAGCGGTCAGTCAATTGATCGAGATGGGAGAGAAACAGCGGAAAGCGCTCCAGGAGAAGGAGAAAGCGGTTGATCATTCCGACCGTGAAACGGTCCCGCCGATCCGCGCTAAGGAGAAACGCGCACATGTGAGACTCACGGAGCGCGAGAAAGTGCAATTAACATTTAACCTATAAAACCAAAGAGAAAGAAAATACTATGATTACAACAAAAGAGAAACACGCCACACACACGCCAGGACCTTGGCAAATCGAGGATTGCACTCCAGGAGAAAGCACGGGGTTGCGTTTCGAGGTAGGCACAAAAGATAGCGTCATTGCACGCACTACGGACGGATGGAAAGAAGCGCACGCCAACGCGCGATTGATCGCGGCGGCTCCGGAGCTATTGGAGCAATGCAGGGAGTTCGAGAAATGTCTTACCCACTTAATCAATAGCGGGGATAGTGGCGCAGACCTGGAGCGCGACAAACTCCGTGAGGTCCTCGCCAAAGTAGAGGGGGGTGAGGGATGAGCTACTTTAACGAGAAAGACCTAGAGCGACAAGACCTAGAGGATAAAATAAGAGACCTCGAAACGGATCTGTACGAAAAGATACCCTTCAAGCGCTCGCAAGCACATGTTCATGGGGACGATCAGGAGTGGATTGATGAGTGGGAGAAAGAGGTCGAGACTGAACTAGAAAGGATACGATAATGAGACTTATTGAAGAGAAAGAGAAACCAATGACTGATGACGATAAACTAGATGTAATTCGCGTTATTACCCTTTTAAAAGAATGGTCTTGCATTGACGATATGATTTCCGATTGGAAGCAAGTTGATGATATGGACGGACCTCTTGGTTACGCTTTGTATGTTCGCGAAGAGGTAAAGGATTTGATTGCGAAACTAGAAGGAGAAAACCATGACTAAACCAAACGAGTCCGACACAATTGCGCGCCTGGCGTTGGGCCTCCTCGTCTTTTTGGCGATGAGGTTCGCGCCCAGGGTGATTGAGTGGTGGAATAAGAGAAATCGCCAAGAAGGCACCTAGAAAGCGTTTTGGCGGTAAAATCTGTCTAATCTATCAGACCCTACCCCCAAAAAGCACGATTTGATGCCTTCCTGAGCTTCTATCGTGCTTTTTTGTGTCCATCTGTAGTCTACCAAGTCTTTGATTCTTCTTTTTGACCCAAGGATGTTGTCCAATTGCCCGTACTCTTCTCAAATCCAAGCATGACCTTGAGATCCGTCTCTCCGCCACGGTTCTTGGCAATGTGGCAATTGATACGGTCTTTCGTTTCATCCACCTTGTCATCCACGGATAGGAGAAACACGCAATCGGCATCCTGCTCGATACTCCCGGAGTCTCTCAGATCGGAGAGCATGGGCTTTCTGTTATTGATCTCGCATTGTCTTGATAATTGAGAAAGGGCAAGCACGGGAATCTGTAGCTCCATGCTGATCTGCTTGAGGCTACGAGAAATAGCGGTGATCTCCTGCACACGGGAGTCATAACCCGGAGCGCTCACCAATTGCAGGTAATCGATCACCGCAAGCCCGACATCTCCTTTCACTCGCTCCTGGGCCAAGAAGGCGCGGATCGAGTCTAGCGTGGCCTTGTTGTCATCCTTGAAGGTTATGGGCCATCCCTGCATTCTCTTGGTGGCATCTTCGAGCTTCTTGCGATGGGCGGGGAGAAGATCCCCTTTCATGCGTGGACGGGCAACCCCGCTCTCGCGGGAGAGTAACCGTCCCGCACATTCCGAGGCACTCATCTCCAGGGATGCGTAGCTTGCACGGTATCCCCTCTTCGCAATCTCATGAGAGAAATGCAATGCGAGTCCTGACTTCCCTACTCCAGGTCTTGCGGCTAGGACATAAAGCTTACCCGGTTGAAATCCTCCGCTCAGACAAAAATCCAATCGTTTGAATCCTGTGCTTACTGCGGATGATTCTCCCGCATCTATGGAAAGAAACTCAGAATGTGCTTCCTTTGTGGCGGTCCCCACTTTTACCTGTCCCTTGCCTGACGCTAATGCTTTGGCCACTCTCAGATTAAACTCCGAGGCAATCTCATCTGATTGTTTATTCTGTTTGAGCATATCCGAGGATACCATGATTGCCCGTTCCACCTCGCGTCTGTTCCTCGACTCCACCAATTGATCCACATATCTCTCCACCTGTCCTCCGCCATACTTCTCTGCGAGTTCAAGAGCTTCCGAGGAATACTCAGGTAACTCAATCGCCACATCCACCTCGTTTAACTCGGATCGCTCTGCGATCAAACGGAATATCGCTTGGTGCGCGGGCGAGGAGAAGTCATTCTCCGTTAAGCGCTCAACTGCGGTGGCGGTGGAGAGATTTGTGTCATCCCGGAGACATGCGGCTAGGACCGCTTGTTCTGATACCAAGAAATCCATCAAAACTCTTCCTCGTCCTCATACTCAGGAATTGTGACCTCTTTGAGAATGGGATCGTTATTTCCCTGTGGCATCTTCTCCTTGATCCATCTCCTGCACGCATTCCGATATGTGGCAATCCAATCAGCCTGAGTATGTCCCTTCCCTTTTGCCCAATCCACGAAGATGGAAACCGCTTTCTCATGATCGAGTCCTTCCTTCTCAGCAATATCTTTGGGAGGGGCAAAATTAGAGGGGATCTTTGATGCCCTCGTTTTTGATTTCTTTTTTCCACTAACCGCGGATTTTTCGCTATATCTAATATTAAAACAATTGGAACAATTGTCGCGCACGCGCGAGGGATGCCGCAGATACTCCACCAGGAGTGGAGTAATGGTGGAAACTGCGGTAACTCCATAAAGATCACAATGCTCTTTCAAAAGATCACTTATCCATTGAGGAACCTTGATGCGCAGTTCTGTCTTTTTCTGTATTTCGTCTGTCATTATAATCCTAAAATTGTGCAAACAAGTCCTATGATAATTGTGAAAAATACTACCCCACAGACTGCAAAAAGCAGTCCATGAAGTAGTAACCTAAGTACATTTCTTATCCCATCCATGATAATTATAGTGGCTTAAGTACAGAAGGAATCCGTGGGTCTGCCTTTAAGACAAACTTGGTAACTTTCTTATTTCTAATCCAATTGTTCCAAGTAAGAATGCCTCCCCTAATTATATAATGCGGTGCTGTTTTTTCCTTCTCAGATATTCTTTTTATCAAGGCATTCCTGAAATAAAGAATCGGATCTCCTTTTTGTAATCCCATACCTGTTGCCAAAGTATCCATGAATTGATCCGCAAATGAAGATGCATCCTTGTCACCAAATGGAGCATACTCTAACTCTGTTTGACGCAAAAGATAATGCAGTACAGCAATTGGTCCTACTCTAGTTTTAAGGCCTTTTACAAAAGTTCTAGCTAACTTAGTGGACTCCTCTATACCTGGGTACTTTGTGACTATCGAGTCAATCTCATGGTTTGGTATGGTTACTTTGGCAGATCCTCCCGTCTGATTATATCCAAGCTCACCATCCCTAGCGATCTTCTCTAATATACAAAGTGCGCTGTAAAGAACTGAGGTATTTGTATACCCATCTATTCCAAGCACATCTGCGCCACTTCTGCGCTTACCTTGATCAAGCGTCCTAAATGCCCTCCTGTCTCCTATTTCAACTACGAGCGCTTCTAGTGGTATCCTACTCTTTACACAGGCAGATAGTCTATGCTGTCCATCAATTAAAACATTATCGGAAAATATAATAGGTTGCCCGTTTAGAATCCAACATCCATCAGTCATGTATTTTGTGTACATATTGACGGTTGATCTACTTATTGCTCGATTGCTTGCCTTTGCTTGTAGAATCTGCTCTGCCACCTTTGGATGTATAGTCCTTATCGATGCATATATATCGCGACTCGGATCGTACAGATAATCACTTATTTTCAACTCTTCATTTATTTGTGGTATTCCCATAGTATTTTTCTCCTTATTTATTATTATTTAAATGATGCCTCAGAATTAGAATGGCATCTGCTGTTTTTAGTGTTAGTCCCTTGGTTGAGGGAAAGAATTGCTTGGCGTGATTCATGAGCGCTTTCTTGCGCTTATTTGAGGTTAGTCCACTTAACCCGCTCAGTCCCTTTTGCCACTCCTGTGGACGCACCAGGACAAACGGAATCTCCAATGCCCTGAGTACGCCTTGAAGAAATCCAAAGCTAGTACCAAGCTTGAAGCTAGTGCTTGATGGAATCATCTTCCCCGCAAAGGGAGGAACATGCTCCACCACAGCCTCGATGCTCGTCACATCCGGATGGTCCTTAAGGTCCTGCATATGCTCCACAAACTCGAAGTCCTCATCAAGGGTATGCAACGCAATCTTGTGCTGTCCTCCCCAAGCAATGGCGTACCCACCGGACTTACCGGGGTCTATCCCTATTGTAAGCTTCATGTTTCCTCCTCCTCGTCTCCGCAATCTTCCTCGAAGTGCAGGATGAGATCAGGATCGCTGACCGCGTCCATGTCTTCCTTCTTTAAATAAGCCACCACTTGGCACACACATGCTTGCAGAACAGTAAGTGCCGCAAATGTATCTGCTTTACTCAAATGCTCCATACTCAATTGCAATGCCTTTTCCATATGTTCGATCTTATTCATGCCGCCTTTCCCTCCGAGTCGCGTCTCACCGCATTGGCGAAATCAGTTATGTCTATTGTACGCCTGTTGCCTACCGTTACGCTATGTAGCTCGTATGATTCTATGATCCGGTAAACATAGGTACGACTGACCCCAAACTTATCCGCCAATTGCGAAATGTTTAATCGGTTATTCGTGATCTGCGATCCGAGATCCAAGGTTTCCACCATGTCGCTATACCCTGGCCATATGCCACTTGATTGGCAGGTGGCCCACAATTGGCACGCTCTTTCCATGTTGGAGAATTGCTTGTTAATATCGCTCTCCTTTATGGTGTAGGCCGCAGTAGCGTATGGTGCTGTCTTCTCAACCGCAATGAATACGAACTGCTTGGGTTTCTCTCCGAGTAATCGCAAGGCGTGCATGTACCAACATGCCTGAAATAAGTACCCAAACTGACGCACACTCTTGGTGAATCCTCTATTGGATGCATCCTGTGTGCTTTTTAAATCAATCACCACACCCGCGCCGGGGATATACAAATCAGGTCTTACCTTGCACTTGGCACCTTCCATCTCAAAGTATCCCGTGCCTTCCACTACCTTATCAATATCCGCCATGTAGTGTCGAAGAACAGGATTATCCAATGCACTTCCCGCCATTTCGAGAATCAGATCGTAATCCGCAGGAGCGAGCCATTGCTTATCCGGTTCACTCTTTTGCATAAGTTCGAACGCTTCCTTGTAGTGCTTGGTTCTCGGACCCTGCCCGTCAATCTCACTTGGTTTGACCGCAAACTCATCATCCAATTTCTCAGGCTCCAGGGTAGCAGTATGAAATCCACTCCCTATCACCAAGGCAGGACTGCTTGGTTTTGGATGATTTATGTCATACCTCACCTTTGCGGGGCAGGTTTGTGAGAGACTCCACGCAGTCGAGCGAGATAACTCGCCCGACCCGTGGTACTCTGCGTTAGTAATACCATCCTTTAGCATGACAATCCTTTCAGTTGGGGATACTCGCTTTCGATGCCTTCAAGCATTGCACGAATCTCATGATCGCACTCACGCCATTGCTTTACCTTCTTCACCGCATGTGTCACATTGGTGTGGACTCGGTCAAACTTCTCAGCCACTTCCTCCTGGGTATTGCCCAACAGATACGAGTAGAACATCGCTATCTGACGAGCTAACGCCACATTCTTGAAACGATTACGGGAGTTGATCTCATCCACCGTGGTCCCCATGAAATCAGCCACTATCTTTTTTATGTCGCCAATCGCCATCAGAATGGATCCTCCTCTTTTGCCTTATCTTCAGGAGTAGGCTCCGCAAATGGATCATCCCCGGTGAACAAAGCTTCGAGGTTTATCTTCATAGCTTTTACCGCCGCATTGATCTCATCGCTACGCTTCTTATGCGGGCTTGGAGTCATCGCATAGGATGTTTCTTTTGACTCACCGCTCTTGACAATCTTCAAGTCATACTTGCGTGGGTCTCCCCAATCCTCATCCTTCGCAAGCGTGATTAACTCCTTGCGAAGACCAACTTGTGGTATCTCCAAGATCTGAATTCTCTCTTCCTCGTAGTTCCATACAATCATTGCTAGGAATTGTTTTGGTTTATCCTCTACGCCTTCGGGGGTATCCTCTCCTATCTTCCAACGATAAGGCTTTCTTCCACCATCAGCGGTAGTTCCCCAACCTAGCATACCCTGAATTACTCCACCATCATCGGAAGATCCAACTATGCGAAACTGATTCGCACCTTGCTTTAATTTCATATAATTACCGCCTCCGCTCGAAGAGCTTTGCGGAACATCTTGTATGTTATCTAAGAATCCCATTATTATTTTTATATTATTTGTTATTTTTTTGTTGTATTTGCGTGTAGTTATCTGTTTTTATTGTCCACATGGGACGACAAATACTCACAAAGCCTGTATCTCTGAGGCTTTCACCTTCAGTCAGAGACAAAGTTAAAGCAGTTAGTGATAGCACCGGGCTTATGCAGGCCCAGGTATTTGATCTATTACTGAAAGCCGCCTGTGAGGCGCTTGATGAGGGGGCAGAAGAACATTCTCTCCCGCTACCTCTCCATCTGAAGATGGTAAAAAAGTAAGTAGTTCTTTAATCAGAACATCTATGCCCACCTTTGTGGGCGTTTCTGCTGTTATCGTAATTTCGTTCCCGCCTTCATGCTCCAAGCGAAGACCGTCCATTACCGATGTGGTATGTATTGTAGTCATCTGTAGTTATTTTTTCTGTGGTTTTATGACGCATTGTTTCTTGGGCAAGAAATTTTAAGTCCTACTAAAAGCTCCGTTGGATCGTAGGCATTCCAACATACACACGGGAGGTGATCTCCACGCTTGAATGACCGAGCGCTTTACTCGCCACAAAAGCATTATTCCCATTATTCCTCATCACCCGGTGACCGCAGTATTTCCGCAGACGGTGTACGGGGCGATCATCCACCACCCCGCACCTCCGCCTTAAGAAAGATGGAAACTCGCGCGTTATGCGGTCCTCCTGACACGGAACGATTAAAGCATCGTTCGATGTTTTATGGGAGTTGATAAGTTCCCACCACGATGGATCGCAGGGACGATCCTGGTATTCACCACCGCTTTTGGGACTATGTATCCTTATCAGTTTGTTTCCATCAAAGTCTTCGTGCAGATCATCAAACCTTGCCCGTTGGATTTCACTACTCCGAAGACCCAATCCGTACGCTAATGCGTACATCAAATACATTTCAGGGTCAGACTCCTTCAGCGCTTCGCACGCCTCGCGGATCTTGTCCAACTCCTTACGGTTCGCATCAAATGGCGTGACCTGCACGCCCTCCAAACTCAACGCGATCCAATTATTGAACCATTTAGTATTAATATCTAACTGCTTATACCTCTTGATCCACGCCTTACTGAAAATACTTCTCGCCTGACGCATCTCATTACTCCCGCGCCGAGCTACCCAATCATCGCAGATCGGAATCCCCGCTCCCGTTACACTAGCAAATGCGGATATGTCTGAATCCGCGGGATCGATTCCGTAATTTTTCAGGATCTGCTCCATGCGTAGAACATTATTGCGCTTGGTGCGGGGGTTCGCCTGTCGCTTTGCGACTAGCGTTTGCGTTATGTAGATTTCGAAGAGTTGCGGGATGGGCAATTGTTTCCGTACACCTTCAAAGCGAATAAATCCGTTATCAGATATCATAGGGGTAACGGAATCGTGTAAACTAACTGCGGATTCTTGTAAAGTATACATGGCGTGAATTTTTTTAATATATGGTTATTGCGTATTGTATTACGCATTCACGACCAATGCTACTTGGTACCGGGCCGGGGACTCGAACCCCGAACCAATTGATTAAGAGTCAACTGACAGAAAACTTTATGTAAGTTGACAGAAAAGTTTATGTCACATGCTCCTCCTAATCACATGAAGCGTTATGGGATTACAATCATACGATTTATTTGTCGTCAAGCACTTTTCTGATTTTTTTAAAAAAAGAACCGCCTCGGTTAAAAGACGGTCCTTAAGAAAGAAAAGGTACTATGATATACCTTGTGCTAAGACGCTACTTGCTGTCTTGGATTTTGTCAAGTCCTCCGAGATATTTCCAATATACCATATCGAGCGGAGTCCCCTGGAGCATTGCTCCCTTATACTCCCCATCGCCCACTATAGCGCTGATATCCTGCCATCCTCTGTCGAAGATTGCGGTAGGTGGTAAGAGCATTTCAAGAGTGGCTTTTGCAGGTCCCTCGCGTCTTGCTTTGTTTACGATGTAACGGTTGATACCCGCTAGTCTCCAAAGATTATCCTCGAATAACTCGTCACGCTTTATGGGTCTGCCGTAAAGCGTATCCTTAATCATATCGGTACTCGCATTTGCGGCTCCAAAGACTAAGCCAAGTCCCATGAGTTTAGATATTGCTTCAGCGGCGGCTTTTGCGGCCTGCTTCTTGTTGCCCTGTTTGTAAAACTCGTTTGCTCGATCAATGTCCTTTTGTGCGGCTTCCCGGAATACATCAAATTGTTTTACGGTAAAACTTTTAAGCATGTACATGATACGGGCATTACCGCTTTGATTGTAGAACTTAGGCATCTCTCCAAGTGTGGCAGGATTTAGGTCCAAAAACTTGTACCAAATCAATTCTTCAACGCCCTTGGGTAGCTCGCCTGATGCGGGATTACTCTCACGCAACTCCTTTACCATCCGCCCTGCTCTCTCTTTTCCAAACACGGGAGTAAGATCATCCTGCAATGCCTGCGAGTTCTTCATTGCCTGGGCTTTATACTTTTTCCATGAGGCGTTCATGGTGGTATTCTTTGCAAGCTGATCTAACTTCTTTAGTCCGGTGACCGTAAACACTTTATCCAACGCACTTGATAATCCACCCGTGCTTGTTGCGGCATCAATATTATGATCCTTTAAATTAAAGTATTTTACGAAATCAAAGTTCTCCTTCTGATTAAATAAAGACTTGAAGGTATTATCGAACCCATTGAAATAAATACTGTACGCCAGGTCGCCAAGCTGAGTGATTGCGGAACCAAAGTTACCCATTACTTGGATATAGTTCAGATTCTTCACTCCCTGAATAAATGGATCAACGGTCCTGCCGCTAAAGCGAGCCTGTATAATCTCCTTTAATTTCTCTACATCTTCGGGGCTTAAATCATTTCTATCCTTCAGAAGTCTCTGCGCCACTTGTCCGGCAAGCGTGTCATCCACTTCCATATCCATGCCGAGATCCGCACCCTGTCTATCCTTGCTACCCTCAAATCCTACCTCTTCGCCTTTGGCGTTGGGATTACGGTAAAGGAATTTGCGTCTCTCTACTGCCTGCACGGTACGCTCGACATAATTCTTTAACGCATCTGCGGGATCTGCGTATCCATCAATCATTCGCTCATCCCTGATAAATCCAATCTTACGCTCTTTGAGGTTACCGGGCAATGATGCTCCAGGTTGTACGGGGAATCCACGCAATGTTCTGCTTGTTATTTCTGCGGCAACTCCTTCAGGTATAGATTCTACACTATCTAAACCTTCTTTCTGTGCGTATTCCTCTAGTGCTTTTGTGACAGCATTTGAATCGTCTCCTGCTAGTGCTGACCTGAAAGATTTATAGTCCTTGATAAGGCGTGGGAAGTAACCTTCTTGGTATCCTACATCGATACCACCCTCCTGCCTGGCGTAATTACGGATATCGCTAAATGCTTTTTGCATTTCCGTAAACTCCTTCCCCACTTGATCGGATACTTTTAGGTCATCAAGCATGACTCGGATCTTAGCCATGTCTCCATTCAGGAGATGCAGTTTAAACTCTCTTTGTTTTTTCTCATTACCCTTGAGACGCTTTGTCATTGAGGTAATGAAAGGTGCGGTACGATCTAAGTATTCGCGAGTCGTTTTATTTATTGTACCCTCATGCTGTCTAAATATAGCGTTTATTTGAGGACTTATATTTTTAAGCTTACGGGAAAGAGGAACTAATGCATCGCTTACAAACTCCTTTGCATACCTCATTGCCTGACTTGCACGACTTGGCGGTATAAACGGATTATCCGCAGTCCCCTCGTTTATCTTCTCAGCTTTTATGCTATCAGGTGCAGTTTTTACCGGGTCTGCTTTTACCTGGGCTTGCGTCTTCTTGTAGGTAGGAGTCTTTTTGAATTTACGAAATGCTTTGGGACCGAATCCTGCGGCGGCTAAGACTGCAAACATTAGTGGATGAAATCCTGCCTGTTTCATCTCATTCTCTTCATCCTCAGTAAACATAGATGCAACCCCAACCGCACCTGTCCCTGCGGTAAATGCTGTTGAAAAATACTTTTCGTAACCTTTCCCAAGAAACCCTTCTGCCATCCTATCCTCTTTAGTCATGGGATCGGCTTGCTTCATTGGACGGTCACGCATACCAACAGCAGGCTCAGTTGGACTCATTTGCGCTCTACGCATATCGTCCTGAAGATCCAAGAGGTTCATGCCGTTACGCTTGTAGATTCTCTTGAGGTCAGCGTTTAAACGAGCGCGTTCTTTCTTTGATCCCTTTTTCTTACCTGGCCTGTGATCGAGTATAGACAATCGCTCTTTTATTCGAGCAATCTCATCCGTGTCTCCTAGTCGCTGTATGCCAAGCTCGGTTTGCTTCTGCGCGCCTATTTCGTTTTGGCGAAGGATAGGTTTAAATATTTCATTTTGCTGTGCGATCTCATCATCGAGCGTCTTTTGTATATTTGCCATCTGACTTACCGCATCTTCCATCACAGGCTCACCACCCAGGATTCCCTGCCTACCGCTTGGAGTGGAAAAGGATGACTGCGAGAATGACTCCAACCCGCCGCGCTCCATCGTAGGCGTGTCAAATGATTTAGTCCCCTCCTCAAGTGGTGGTCTATTGGCTAAGTTGCCTAGTGCGGTATCCACCTCATCTAAAAGTTTTACTTCAGTAGCTAGTAATAATTTATCCGCTACTTCTTCAGGATCTTTAATATTTGATAATCCTTCAGTATCTATTTTCTCAAGAATTGGACTACCAACTTTTGCGTTATTAACTCCGTTTGCATCTTTGATATCTTTACCGATTGCCTTTACCGCATCTGTGCGGGTCATGCCTTCGCTGACCTCTGTGCCTATATTGTCGCTCATCCACTTCGCTTCTGCGGCACCAAGCGTACCACCGAATACGCCACCAAATAAAAGCGTGGTTGCAATCTCATCGCGCGTTGGTGCGCGGTCCTCGTCAATCATAGTACGAGCAGTAAGTTCTGCTGTGGCTAACCCTGCACCTTGGCCTGCACGAATTGCTGTTTTGCCCGCTGTTCCTACATTAGCAAACTTACCAACAGGTACAGCACCTAATGCAGTTGCGGCACCAAGCTCACCAAGCCCAACCTTATCCTGTAATCCGCGTGCAATTCGATACTTTTGTGAAAAGTAATTTCCTGCCGCAGAACCTCCTATAGCACCCTTTGGGCCGAGAGTAATACCTCCTAGTATGGCGGGAATAACCTCAAGTCCTATACTAATCGCACTTTCCCCAAAAGTTGCAGGCGATTCGCGATATAATTCCTGTGGATCGCTTCCAAAATTGTATTCCTTATTTGGGTCAAGTACAGCAATCTCTTCTTGCTGTCCAAATATGTATTCCCTAGTAGGATCGAGCATTCTAATTCCTTACACCTTGGAGTTGTGAGCGTACATTTATCTGATTAGCTTGTTGTAAAGCTTGCTCCTCTTCTTCCTTTTTCTTTCTCCTCGCTTCATCATATTCTATTTTTTGACGCAAAGTTATTAAAATAGATTCGCCTGTTTCGGGATCAAAAGCAGGAATTTTCACATCAAACATTCCCTCTGTTTGCTCCTGTACTAATCGGTCCTTACTTGCTTGTAATGCCTTAATCCTATCACTTGTTACAGGTGCATAGTTGTCAGGATTCTCATTAAAGTCTTTGAAAGTTATTTCTTTTTCTTCACCACCAAATAAACCTGATGTTTTAACTTTTATCCTACTATCATCGATCTTGTTTAGTTGAGTGGCAATTTCTGAAAACCTTTTTTCTAAGTCAGCGGGTGCATTACCTTGTATGCCCACCGCATCCATTAAGGCTTTACCTGAAAAAATATTCCTTGATCTAATTTGACTACGAAGATTCTCCATCTCTAAAGGAAAAGACTCTTCGCTCTGTTTAGTCCTCTGTATAGTAGCGTCAGTACTTGCACTTTTTGCCGCAAGCGTAGAGGCTTGCTGATCCGGTGCGTAGTCCGCCTCAGCTTGTGTTATCGATGTACGGGCTTTTTGCTCCCCTACTCTTGCATCAAGTGTACCTGCTTCATATTTATTTCTCAGCCTGCGATTTTCATTCAACAACTGCTGTGCAACTTGAGACATTTCAAATGCAGATTTCTTCATCATCGCATTCTCCTGCGTTGTCTTACCCGCAAGCAATCCGTTTGCACGCTCCAGGTCAGCAATACTTGCGTCTCCGCTTTGTACCTTATTGAAGAGCTTCATGTTCTTCTTATCGTAATCCTCGTCTCCGGTCATTGTGAGTTGCTGTACGATACTTGGATCAGCGGATAACTGCCCTTCTAGCGTTGCCTGAAGCTTATTACGCTTCTCCTTATTAAGCCCGTACTGCTGAATCATGCCGCCTATCTGTTGGCCCATGTTTGCGTACATTTGCCCTTGCGTGGCCCCTGCCCTTGCGATGAGGTTGGCGGCATTGGCGGTTGAGCCGAGCGCGGATCCGTAGTTACCTGAAAAGAATGGTCGTCTTGCCATGATTATTTATCTCCTATTTTAGAGTCCATCCACTTGCGGATAATTGCTTTGAGGCGAGGTTTGTCGCTTATCCAGGATGCGAAGCGCTCGCCATATTTGCGGTAAAGCTCGAAGAACCATTGCGGAGATTCGGTGAACATCCACTCGCGGAACTGCATCCATGCCGGATTTGTGGGACCATACACTTCGCGTGCTACCCAACAGAAACCTCCTAATAATGTCCCACCTCCGCTTGCGGCGGCTCCGGCTCCACTTAATAGACCCCCTCCTAACGCACCTAGTCCGCTCATTATACCCGAACTTCTGCTCGCATCTGCGGCTACATTTGCGGCATACATATTTGCCTGATTGGCCGCCATGTTGGAGATGTATCCTAATCCCGCTTCCGGGTTGAGGTACTGCGGTCCTGAGTTTAGCCCGTAGCCCGCCTGTCCGAATACAGACTGCCCGGCTTGCAGGCTTCCTCCTCCACCCCGTCCAAGTAATGCCTGGAACGGATCGAGCATATACTGATCTTCCATCCGTGCGAGGTTACCCACCGCATTGATGTAATTAGCTAATCCCTGCTGACGGAGTGTTTCGTTCAGACGCTCCGCATCCATTTCGGCCCCAACGCCAAACTGATTAGCCTGTTGACGCTGTGCTTGGTTTGCCATTCGTGCCTGCTGAGTGGATTGCGCACCAAATGCGTTAGCCTGTTGATCCATCTGTGCTTGGGCGAGGTCTGTTCTTTGCTGTAATCCTGCCTGCTCACTCTCCTGTGCCATACCGCGAGTGATGTCGCCCTGCTGTAATCCTGCTTCCTGCCCAAGTACGGATTGTGCAAATGAGCGGTTTTGCATACGGCGAGCATTATCCTCCTGGACGCGAGCTTCCGCTTCTGCGATTGCACCGCTTTGGTCAAATGTTCTACCCATGAGAGTCTGTCTTGCACGGGCGGCATTTGCGATCTGTGCTTGCTCGCGATCCGTAAGACCTGTGTCTAGTGCAGTCTTTGCATCTCCTAAAAGTGCGGATCTAAGAGTGTCATCATTACCCGCACCTGTTGCGAGTTGTCCCTGGAATTGTGTGTTTGCCGTTAACTTCAATGGATCTGCAACTTCTGCGGCATCCATCGTTGCGCCTGTTACATCGCCTCCATAGGTATCATCTTTGGGTATTGTGACGGGTCCGCCTGATCCGGTACCTGTCTGAATCATCTCATCCACCTCTGTTGCAGTTCCTGCGTCCACATCTGCTTGTGTGGCTTTGCGTAATCCTGTGAGGTTTTCGCGCTGTTGCTCAAGCAGAAGACGGGCATCATCCAATCCGCTAGTAGCGGCGGGTCTGTAATCCTCCATTACTCCCTGATAGCGATCAGATAAGCGCTCAACATCCGCCAGGTCTGCCTCGCGTTGGCGGGATAGGTTGCCTCGCTGTATATCTTCGGAGAGTGCCGCAAGACCAAGAAAGTTACCTTCTGCATCAAAACCTGCCTTACGCCCACCTGTTGCTTCTGTGATTGATTCACCTACTTCGGATGCAAGTCCTGCGGCAACATCTTCCTGTGTGGCTTGACGGGTGGTAAACTCGGATACCGTGCGTTTGTCTCCAAGAAGATCAACCATTCCATCTCCTTCACGAACAGTAATTTGTTTACCTTCAGTTATATCAAAAGGCTCGCCCGTATTAGGGTTTGTAAAGTTGAATACTGTTTCTAAGTCCTGCTCAGATGCTCCACCCGTTTTATATTTATACCAATCAGAAAAATGTTGTTGGTTGATTTTAGTATTATCATAGAAATCCATTGCTCGCCCGCTTTTGGCCCGAGAAGTCATATCATCAAAAAACCTTTCAGGAGTAAAAGTACTACCCCTTTTTTTTATCTGCGCTAAAGCCTCATTGAATTTATCGCCTTTTGTATATGTGCCGTCTTTGTTTTTCTTTAATTGACCACTACTTAAATAAAATTCTTCCATAGTAGGGGTAACGACTGCCCCTGTCTCCGTATCGAGAATTTCGTATTTACGGCCTACATCCATCCCCTTCCAGGCTTCCGGAGGATCGCTAAGAAAAACCTGAAACCGATTTGAGACTGTGCCTTCTAAATCTGATACAACTTTACCACCAGGTATGCCGTATTTACCTGTCTTTGGGTCCTTAACAACATTTACCTTTTGCTCGCTACCCAACAAGGTCTGACGCAGAATATCCGTATCCGTCTGTGCTGTCTTTTTACGAATACTCTCTTCGAGCGGAAGGAGGGATTCGAGCGAACCTGTTTTTGCAAAGTCTCCTGTACCCGTGAGTAGCTCGACCTGTGCTTTGAGAGCATCTGCCATGCCCTCGCCGTAGCTTGGTTGTTCAGGATAGTTGTAAGTTGGTGATCCGCCGCCCATTGTTTATTTCCTCCGATTAATTCGATTAAAGTCGTACCACTTAATTGGTCTTTTTTTCAGTTCACGCATCCATCCAACAAAAGGTAATGGGTAAGGTATGCGTGAGATAAATTCTTTTATACTATCATCCCCTATAGCGGTTCGCACATACCATGCATCCGCTCCAGGTGGATTCCATTGATCGTCAGGGTGTGTATCAATGTCCGTCCTTACTGCCTTACCAAGAAGTAGTGTGGTAGGGGTAATAAACACATATCCGTTGGCAGAGTATGCCGATATATCCGCAAACATATTACCGCCTGATTTATCGTAAAACCTCTTAGCTTGTTCTAGTATGTTCATTCTGCCATTAGGTATTCGTCTGCATCGGTGGCGCTCACCGCACTTCCGAGGTTTACGCGCAACCAATTCGTGCCGTTATCCACGGCAAGGCACGGGTTGCCACCATCGCCATCGCTGACATATATCATCCTGCCCGTTGTTCCATTTACGGGTAGTGTGCTTACGGTGAAATTCTCCAGGGTAACGGAGGTGGCGGAGATGGAGTCTACGGTGACGGTAGGCTCGCCCAATTCATTAAGAGACGCGGCATCGGCCTCCACGCCTGTGGCGAAGGTAAAACCACGGGTAACTGTGGCGGTGATAGCCACTATGCAATCTCCCTCCTGGCATTCGCTCCGCCCGCTATCGCTTCTAGCGATACATGGCGAAAGCTAGGCCGCCCGGCTGTCACATCTACTTCTACGCTCGCGGCGTAACCTCTCGCTCTGCCACTTCCAAAGCGAATCAGTTTCTCCTCGCTCGTTGTCGCATTCTCGGTGTGTACCGTGTTCGTCCGATCCGGGTCTATTGTATTGACCTTGATCGTGAACTGATCCCCGTTGCTCACTTCGCATCCCAACTGCCCCCTCTTCCAACTCTTTACATCGATATTTCCGAATGTGAAGGAGCGGGTCTTCAGCCTGGCACTTATCGCGGTGGAGGTGGTGCTTGCGCTCCCTACCGTTCCCGTGATGTCGGTGGTGCCTTCCTCGATTAGATGCCATCCCTTGTCGTTGACTGCAAAGAGTCTGCGCTTGGTGGGATCGCTACCATGTAATACGGTGACGAAATCATCTATTACAAATCCTGCGGGAAAGGAATCTACTGAAGTCCATGCTGTATTAAGGATATCATATACTAAGATTTTATTATTATCGGTGGATGAACCTGTGGGGACTGCGAGGTAATACTTATTATCAAATACAATACCACATGCTTTGTTCGCAGAGGCGAAGTTTACTTCCTTGAATTGATCCTGTATCGGGCGGGATAGCGGGATTGCTTCTCCGCTCACCTTCGAGATTGCAACTCCTAGTCCTTTGGCGGGGTCTAAGCCTTGTTGCAGGGTAAATACACCGTCATCGGATAGGAAGTATATCTGCGGTCCACTCGCGGCAACACTCTTGCGGGCCACGCATCCCCGTTGGCGGGTAATCTCAAAGACTCCTGCCGCTGATGATATTGCCACATTGTTAATCATGTGGATCGAGTTGCGGAAAAATACGAGTAACTGATTCTCCAGGTATGGAGTAAATCCTACCAAGCGATCTGCGGTTCCACGATTGATCCTGAACTGCGACTCTGCGGGGTAGAAATTATCCGTATCCAAAAGGTCGGACATGATCACGGTGTACTGCGAATCGCTTGGCTGTGGTACGATCAAGCGGTTTGCAAAGAAGGTGCCAAAGTTTGTGCTAGGACATTCCACTCTGCCTGCTGTGGGGGATGCATTATTCTTGAGCGTAAATGCTG